ATAAAGACGTGACGTAACCGTTGCCGCTCTGGAAACTGCTCCCGCTCGTTTCGTCGCTCAACTTCCAAGCAATTGCCGTTTTAGCTTTCATGGCTGCCAATAATTCGGAATAGCTATTCGTGCCATTATCTATCGCATAACCAGAACCAGACAAAGACCCCGAAAGATTACCAACGATACTGGACACAAAGCCCGTTGTATCATCCTTACAAGCGGTATCAATTGATTCTGCGGATAAATCTAAATTAGCTTCTACTAAACAGTTGATAGCAGTGGGTGTCCCACCTGTATATAATTTTAATAATTTACCTAATACCTTAGACATCGTAATTTATTTTTAGGTTAATAATGTAGTTAGATTAAGCTTTTAGGCTATTATCTTAATTCTTTTTCAATCTCGGTTTGAATAGCAATAGCCGTATTTTCATCCACTTTTGTGGACTTTGCCAAAGCAGGTTTTTTGCCCTCCGTCAAAGGGTTGCCAATCGTATGAAACAAATCAATAATTTGCCCCTTTTTATGAATATTTTTATTAGTTGGATTTTTAAAACCGTCTTTAAGTACTCTATAAAACATAAGCGTTATTTAAGTGAAATTCATATTTTAAGATTTGATGGTAAACATTCAAATCGTAATCATAAGCCCCATCCATATCATTAATGGGCGTAATGCCACAAAAACTAAGACCATTGCTTACAAAACCGTTTTTATAATCCAAAACCGTTTTTATAGCTTCTTTAATGTCAATGGCTTGGGTGTATGTTGGCGCAAAAATATTTATCTGGACATCAATAGTGTCGGCGATTTTTTGCCATCCTATAACCTCCATTGGTTGCGTCCCTATCGTCTCATAGGTAATAGAAGGGAATACCGTATTTTGCGGCGTAATAATTGGGAAAATATTATTACTTACCAAAGCAGTCACCGCACTATCTGCGGATAATAAACTATGTATCGTTTTTCCTATCACCTTATTCTATTTGTCCGTAAATACTGTTTTAAAACTGCTTTTACATCTGCCGTAATTCCGTTTAATACGGCGTATCTCGTAGCCTTATAAGCTTTTTCCATGTAATGTATCCCTTTTTGTCGAACCCTTCCCAATTCTAAGAAATGCCCAAAGTATCCGTCATTTTTTAGGTTCTCCCCCGTTCGTGGCCCCACAAAAACAGACCTTGACCGCCGAAGCGATAACACTCCAATTGACCGCCGCAAAGTACCAGGGGAATAACTGGCTATTATTTTCCCGTTACTATATCGATGTACGGTTTTTGGTGCTTTCGGTATATTCGATTTTGCTTGCTTAATCAAGACTTTCCCATTTTTTTTATAGATGTTCTTTAACACCTTTTTTTGGTATTTTAGAGGGAGTTTTTTTAGCTTATTTATTACTTTTTGTGTTTGTTGTTTGGTTGTCATTATTTATATACAAGATATCTACCCATAACTATGGACAAGCGATAGCCGTTGTCGTCAACACCCCAGCATTATCTACTGTAATTCTCCAACAATTCCCATCTGCGCTTTTTGTTACAAAGCCCTTTCCTACTTGATTTGCATATATATCTCCCTGCATAGAAAAATTGTCTATTGTTGTTCCTGTCCTGTTGATAATTAGCGCATTATTAGACGGTGTAACACCGTCTCCAATAGCCCTTAATCTCAACAATCCTCCTCCTGCCGTTACTCCTGTTTGCCATTCCCAATTTTTTTCATCTACGGCTGATGAAGAACTTGTCATTCTGAAAGTTGCAAATGAAGGGTCTGAAATATGTAGTTTTGAAGAAGGTGTATTCGTTCCTATCCCTAACCTCTTATTTGAGTTGTCAAAAAATAGTGAACTTGTTTCTGCAATTGTAGAACCTCCTTGAATCACTACACTTCCTGTAACGAATCCTGTAGCTATAGTTCCGCTTATTGTGCCATCAACAATAAGATTATCGGGCGTGCGTAGTGTATTTGCTGCGCTTCTATATAGTCGAACATCAGGCGTTGTTAGTCCATCTCCAAGCCTCAATCCTTGATTCCTACTCATTTCAAGTCGTGGAAATGCTTCACCCCCAAAGTAACTGAAAAAACTACCATTTTTCAACTCTAAAAGTGCCTGACTAGCTACATTAGAACCTATATTAATATACGAATTTGCTGAACTTCCTACTTGGACATTTCCTAATGCGTCCACATTCCAAATTTCGTTTCCAGCACCATCTCTTCCGTCAATTAACCGACCCGTACTTGTAGATATTAATACCGTAGGATTTGCGCCCACATCCGACTTAATACCAAGCATGTAATTACTGATTCCAACTATATTCTGCTGAACAAAATCACCTCCTGTATTTTCTCCGTTTATCGTAATGTATCCGTTTGTGTAGAGTGCAGGAATAGAATTATCAAAATAAGTCAAATAGTCAGTACCATTTCCTGCTCCTCTATCATTCCCTCGCATCAAAAGGGGAAAATCACCTGTTCCAGATAGTCCTGAAATTTCTAGTGCAGCGGCAGTAGGATTATCTGTCCTAATACCTAAGTGTTTGCCTGTACTGTCGTAAAATAGCTGGGAGTTAATTTCTTCTACCTGTCCATTGCTACCAGCGAATAATAAACTACCAGTAGTATAGCTATTATTAATATCTTGTATGTAAATAATAGTATCATATTCACACAAACCATTCACGACAAATTGAAAAGTAGTATCACCCGAAACGCTATCCACTTTAACAGGCAACAAACATTCCGCTCCCCATCGTCCCGTATCTGCCGCCGTTACCGCCTGTAATATTGGGTTATAAGTATTCGTGCCCCATCGGTTTGTATCTAATGCCGTAACCCCCTGTAATATTGGATTATAAGTATTCGTGCCCCATCGGTTTGTATCTAATGCCGTAACCCCCTGTAATATTGGATTCCCTGTAAGGTCATTACTATTTAATAAGCGAATCCATTTTGCGCTATCTCTATGCCAAATATATTTGTATCCATTGTCTAACGTAATAGCTTCCTCACAATAGGATTTTAGTATAATCGGATTATACAAATCCATACGAGTTTTAGTTAGGAACTCACAAGTACCTGAAGTACCGTCTATGCTTTGCGCCGTAAGCGCTAAACCAAAAGAAAGTAAGAAAAAGAGTAAAATATATTTTTTCATTAGTTATCAATGTTTTCTGAATCTAATATCTAAAGGTCTACCACCGTAACTATTTACAGTACTTAATTGATAAGGAAACCCTAGTTGCACCCCGTTTTCCGCTGCGTGTCCATCATTATCATAAATTCCAAGCATCAAATCCGTGCCGCGGCACAAATCATCCGTTATAATAGAAATATCGTTTGCGCCTTCCGTTATTTGCTGCCGTGCCGTGTTGGGCGTTTCTCCGTAGTCGTTTGTTTCTGATAATAAATAATATTCATTATACTTGACCCCTGCCTCATAAGCTTTTGTATCATTATCAAACACCCCTTTCGGGAAAGGAATAACGCCCCCAATTCTGTTATCAATCCCTTTTTCTTGCCCCTCTATAAACAGGTAATGCCGCCGCCCATCTTCTTGGATGGAAACAATATCATAAGCTTTACAACTGTATAAAATACGCTGCTTTCGGTCGCTAAAATTGGCATTATATCTTACTTTAAAGATGATGTTTTGTGTGCCTGTCTCTCGGCTACTATATTCTTTTTCGTCGGTGTTTTTTTCCTTATATTCAATCCTTGCCCTTACTGTAGAAAGGTTGTAATAGCTTATTAATTCTTCTCCAAAACTATTTTTAACAGCAAAGTAGTTTTGTACAATAATCTGTCTATCCAACTTTATTACCTTCTCCCCTCTCCGCCTCATATCCATTCAATTTTATAGAAACTTAAAGCCCTTTCAAAAGCTGAAACTTTCATGCTTGGCGGATTTCCTACATTATCAAACGCCTCCCGCATCCAAAAAACCATTGCTTGTTTGACTACGGCAGGAACTTTGTCTATACTGGTCCATCCTGCCACATACTCAACAACTACATTACTCCCTGCCTCAATAGAGGGGTGACTTTTGTCACTCTTAAGCTGCAGCCTTGCGGGTTCAATGATATTATTAAGCCTGTAGCTTAATAATACCGCCGCCGCATCCAAAACAACTTCCGCCCCTGCTTCATCCGTGTAGGTAATTGAAACAATTGATTGTACTTGATTCTTAGCCAACACAAATTCGCCCTTTGGCGTAACCTTACAGATTTCTGGAAACCCCTCGAAACTTTGCTTTACCGTTTGGGTGAAAAATGCCCGATTAGTGTAATTTTCGGCGGCTTGTCTAGCCGCTACTATCAAGTCCGTTATATAATCATCGTCTAACGTGCTGCTCGCTTCCACCTCCATCCGCTCCTTTGCTTCTGCAAGGGTAAAAGGCTCGGTGGCGGGTTGAACGGTGACTTGATAGGCTAATTGGTTCATTTATTTACTACTTCTTTTTTGCTACTTTATTTACTACTTTTTTGGCTAAATTATCCACCTTGACTTTGTCCTTTTCTGAAATGGCAATTCCTGCTTTTATGCAGGTATTCGCAATTTCATTGGGCGCATCGGCGGTCGTGTTGGCTAAATAGCCAAATCCTAAACCAACAGCCGATTGTTTGAAATAAACTTTCATCTTTTTAGTTTTTAAAGAAAAATTAGGGACTAATTCGCCCCTAATTTTTTATATAAAATCGACAATTAAAACGCTTTTAATTAGGATACATCCATATCCACAATAGCGGCGAAAAATTCGGGATGCTCCACCGCCATATCCCACCAGCTATTTACCGTCACTCTCACTAATCCCTCAATATCCTTGATATAAGGATTAACTACAACATCCAAGCCGCCCCATTGCCCTATCATAAACCCTGGCCAATAGCCGAAAATCATAGCGTGAGCCGCCGCGGACAAAGTACCTTTTGTCAAAGTACTAGGCATTTGGGTACTGATTTGGGCATTATAGCCTAATAAGCTGCTTCCTTGTTCTTCCCAAATAAACTTACCACTACCCGCATCCGTTTTGGTGTCTCTCAATTTCTTTCTTGCGCCTGGTGTAGTTAGAAATCCCATTGTGCCAATGTCAGCGTCCGAAGTAGCAATCGCATTCTCCAAAGCCGTCAAATGGCTACGCAAAGGCTCGCCCCCATTTGTGCCAATAGCGACACTACCAATACCAGACGTATTCAAAATTCCTCTAGGAATTGGGGCAGTACCAGACCCATTAATAGCAGTAGCATCTAATTTGATAGCCACCGCCTCAGATAATTTCCGCCTGACCCATCCATCAATTGATAAGTTGTTAGACTGCAACAATAATTGCTTAGAAATCTCCGTATAAGCGCCCAATCTTTTTGGAGAAAGGGAAATCTTATCAAAAGTAGATTCATCCTTAGCGTTCGCATCGTTTTCGCCTTCCCAAACTGCAACAGGTCGAGCGGTTTCTCTAGCAATATCTACATTGCCAGTCAACCCAGTCATAGCCATCGCTCCCATCTCCATCACCTTCAAGCGAGGCGAAAGAATAGGGATAATTCGGTTGGATAAATCAGTTGGTACCGTGTACCCTCCTTTATTATCCGTACCTACCACCAAATTTCGCTTTTCCTTATCCTGCCCCATGTCCAGCATAAAAGAAGGCATTCCAAACCCTGTGATTGAACCACCAACGGAGGAACGGGTTTCTTTTACGGCTTCTTGGTGCATTTCTAGCTCCAAGCCTTCCAAACTTCTTTGGTTGGCTTTTGCATCAATAGCAGCCAATAAAGAATACCGCTTTGCAACTTCTTTCTTTTCTCTTTTCTCTCCGCCGCCAATCGGTGTGCCAGTTTGGGCTAATTGCTCCATTCTGAATTTTTCCCGCTTTTCCATGCTTGCAATTTTTGCATCCATGGCACGGAGTTCGATTTCCTTAGTATCAAATTCGGCTGCTTCCTCGTCGGTCACATTCCGCTTTTCAGTTTCAGCAAGACCCAATATATCCTGCATTTCTTTTTTATGTGCCCCCCTTTCTTCTTTGAGTTGCTTAAGTGTTACTACTTTCATTATTTGAAAATATTTAGGTTAATAGATATAAAAGAAAGAATACAGGATTATAATAATTGCATTCTCTTTTTTCTGTTATTTAATTGATAATTGATTTGAGGCACTACCTTCGCTTCTTTGAATGCATCAAATGCTCGTTTAGCAGCGGTGGTGTCTGGATTGGCAGGAAAAGTGACTGGACCTACATCTAGCAACCTATCTACTTCGTCAATATGCCTGACATATTCCCAATTATCGCCGTCTTGTCGTTCTTCCCACCTTTGCTTGTTGATGGTAAATTGAAAAGACGATTCTTTTATTTCCCCTCGCTCCAAATTCACCTTAAGATTATTTCCAACCGTAGTGTTTGGTAATTCTTCTACATAATAGCGTAGTTCATCCCCTTCCACTTTCAACGTCAAGGTATTTGCACTTTGTCTGCCTATTAAGTTGTCAGATTTGTGATTAACCAAACATCTTGCATCAGAATTAGACAAAGCATTATCAAACGCCCCTCGATGTACTATTTCTTTGTACCATCCCATATTATATTCTACCTCCATCTTACACGCTGAACCTTGCATACCTTTATTCTCATCCCCTTCCATTCGAGTTACCGTTGATTTATGGTATCTCTTTTCAAAAGTGGGCAAATTGGCATTCTTATCTTTTAGTTTATCTAACATGATACTATATTTTTAGGCTGCTTCTGCTAATTTATTTTTGTCCGTTTGGTGGTCGCCGTCCCGTTTTTGTTGATTGTCCGCACTTTTGGAGGGTATAAAATCCTTTGCTTTGGTTAGCTCAATCATATTCAAAGGAACAAGGTGAATGTTTCCTCCTTCTGCTGGATTAAGGTTTTCCATTCTTCGGCAATCATTGATATTCAACCAACCCCCTTTTAATCCAGAATCATAATATTTGGTTCGGCTTTCCACATCTCCACGTAACAAATCATCTAAATTAAAGCGGGTAAACATTCGCCCTCTTTCATCAAATCGCAAAAGTTTGCGGTTAAATTCCTGCTCTACTCGCTTGCAAATTTGGCTCAAGCCAAACTTGACAAACTGGATAGTCAAGTGTTCGATATTGTTAAACGTCGCTTTGTCTAAAGCATATAATAAATGCAGGGGAACGCCAATTATTCGGGCCGCTTCCTCCGTATTAAAATTTCTTGATTCGTTTAGCCCCGCATCTTTGGCGTTGGACTGCATGGGCTTAAAGGTCGACCCATTTTGCAAAACAGGTACTTTCCCTGCATTTTCTACCCCACCATATTTAGTATCAAATTGGTTCTGAATCCAACTAATACCCGTAGCCCCCATGTCTGGCGCTTCAATTGGATTTTCTACCACACCACTCAAAAAAGCCCCGTTTTTATAATAATTTTTGGCGTGGTCGCTGGTGGCAATAATATTGCCCAAAGCATCCTTATGAATAATCCGCTTTTCGTAGCCCACTAATCCATTTTCTGACAATCCTTTGATATGAATAATATCATCCGAATCATAAACGCCCTCATGTGTTACCTTATAATACATCCGATGATTGGCTTCATAATAAAGCGGCTCAACCGTGCCTGGTGCAAGTATCCGCATACCCAATGGTTGACTATCTTCGCCCCGCTCAATAACTGCGTAAGAATTGCCGCCATTGGCAGGATTCAATAAATTTAATAGTAAGGCGCTGCGAAAATCAAAGGAAGTATATAAAGGGTGTGGTTCGTCGTGGAGGATGTAATAAAGTGGATGTTCTACGGCAAGGTTATTATCGCCGTTTGGTTGGCGCTCAAAGATTTCTAGTGGCAATCCTGCAAAAGTGGTACAAATAACGTCCAAAGCTCTCCAAATTGCCGTATTTCCTAGCGCCTTTTCTTTCGTAACATTGATATTAGCAATACCACTCGAAAAATAAGACATCCAAGTGCCAGGCAAAATATTTGCCGCATTCCGCTTAAAAATTCCTTTTATTTTATTGAATATACCCAATTTAAAACTTTTTTGGGCAATATCGGATAGATTTTAACAAAAAGTGGTAATGATTCATTACCTGTTTTGGGAAATTGGTGTTTTTTTTGGGGTTTGGGCTTGGTTTTAAATGAAAAAAGCCATTTGCATATATGCAAATGGCTTAGGGGACTAATTAATTTTTATAATTTCACAAATCAAAGATACTAAATACTATTTAAAATAATGAATTTAGGTAAACTACCAAAAAAGTGGTTATATTCATTGGTGAAAATTTTATACTTTTGTAATAGTTTTAAAATATGGTTTACAAATAGAATTGCCATTTTGAACTAGGTTCAATTCATTCTTTTTGTATCTTATATTCTCAATTTTTAGAGGACTGTTCTAG